TCCACAAATGATCATCTTAGTAAAATATATGATCCTATCATATTAAACAATAATTACGACAAATTATTAAAATTTATAGATTGTAAGATAGACGATATATTAAAAAGATTACAAAAATTTTATAAAAATAAATCAAATGTTATTACAGAAGACAACGTAAATAAAGTAAGAAAATTTATAGATGAATACATAGAGATAACGAACGTCAAGGTATATAACAGAAAGACGAAAGAAAAAGCACATATAGTAAGCGGTGTAGAGTTATATGCAAAGTTTCAAGAGAGATGCAATACTATATCGGACAAACAATTTTATAAATTGTTGGAAGATGAAGGTTTAGAATCCAAACCCTCACAAAGGGCAAAATGTTTTGTTGGTATAAAGTTATTGGATGAACCGAAGAATAGTATAAAAAATAATGATTTAGAATTAGATAATGAATTAGAATTAGACGAAGAATAAAAACGTTAGACGTTGAATATTTAATGAAAAAATTATACATTGATCATATAATGTAAAATTAAAATTATATCAATATATTTTTAAAGTATTCAAAACTTTAAAAATGAGCAGAAATAATTTGGATGAAAATCTATGCGAGTATGTTCTATCGTTGAATATCATGGAGGATCATATATTAAAATATTTTGACCTGTCGTCATCAACCGACGTCGATCATTTAAAAAAACTTAGTTTAACATCGTTTAGTCTATGGAGATACATGAGGTTATTTTTTAATAGAAATCTAACTTTTGTCTTGCAAGACAATAATGTTGATAAAGTTTGTGCAAAGAGAATAAGGGTGGGATTTCCAGGGAAAAAAATAGAACGATCATTAAATCTTAATGATCGTCTGTTTACAGATCCAACGTTAAGATTTATTAGGGATAATTTTAGACTGTTAATCTTTAACAAGCCGACGTCTTTAAAGGATAGAATAATGACATCATTGGATGATATAAAATATGCTGATGACATTACAAAGATATATTTTTCAAATAATTTTAATCAAAAGATTGATGATCTACCATCATCTCTCACACGTGTATCTCTTGAATGGCATTTTAATCAAGAGGTTGATAATCTTCCTAATACGATATCATATCTTAGTATCCATTCTGATGCTTTTAATTTTAATGTAGATCATCTACCGCAGACCCTCAAGTCTTTATCTTTGGGATCGATATTTAATAGGTCTATAGATCATCTACCACCCCTCAAATTTTTAACGATGTCATATTATTTTGATCAACCGATAGATCACCTTCCGCAAAGTTTAAAACATCTAAAGATGGGTTGTAATTTTAATCAAAATATTGATCATCTACCACAAATCGAATCATTAACATTGGGACACTATTTTGATAAATCTATAGACAATATACCAGATTCTTGTAAGATTTTAACCCTAAGTAGTGTGTTTAATGGATCAACAGATAATCTACCTAAAAGTTTAAAAGTATTGACATTGGGTTCACATTTTAACAACTATATAGATCATCTATCCATCTTTATCACCACTCTAGTATTACCATTCTACTTTAATCACCCCATAGATAATCTACCATCATCCATCACAAATTTAAAATTGGGTTATCATTTCAATCAACCAATAGATAATCTACCATCAACCCTCACACATTTAAAATTAGAATATAGTTTTGATCAACCCATTGATAACCTTCCATCATCCCTCACACATTTAAAGATGGGTGGTATATTTAATCGACCTATAGACCACCTACCTCTAACCCTCGAATATTTAAAGTTGGACCAAAAATTTAATCAACCGATGGATCATCTGCCATCATCTATCACTAATTTAAAATTAGGTTTTCATTTCAATCAAAGTGTTAATCATCTACCATCATCCATCACTCATCTCACATTAGGATATAATTTTAATAGACCCGTTGATAATTTACCATCATTCATCACTCATTTAAAATTTGGATGTGATTTTAATCAACTCATAGATAATCTTCCCAACTCTCTCATTTATTTAAAATTGGGACATACTTTTGATCAACCACTATACCATCTACCGGCTTCGCTAAAAATCTTAAAGTTAAGAGATAAATATAATAGATCGGTGGATGATCTACCATCATCTATCACAATAAAGATAAAATAACGTTTTATAAAAAACATCTGACGTTGAACTTTAAAATGAAAAAATGTATAACGTTATACATTTTACACAAGATATTAAAAACACCATATTTTTTTAAACATATCATATATTATTCATAAATTGTATTAAAAAAGATTAATAATACGAAAGAGAAAGATTCGAACACAAATCATAGATTTATATCAGGGATGTGATGCAATCCATGAAATACATTGTAACATTTGACAGGGTATATAAAATTTTGGAGACGTTGGGTTCTGGTACCTATGCTACGGTATATAGGTGCAAATTCAAAGAGTTGTTGATTCCAAACTTATTAACCATAAATAATTCTTTGACATCGAGCAACTCAGGATGTCTAACAAAATATCTGACAAATAGGGATTCTATAATATACAATCACGATAAGATTAAAAACGAAGAGGTAGAAGATAACGATGGAGCGTTAAAAAAATCAGATCTATCGATTCTATCATATATAGAAAAAGCAGATTCAGATGCAAAAAATAATGAACCTAGGGTAAATTTTAACATAAGGGATGAGAAGAAAAAATATCTACTAGAGGACACAAATGTGCAAATCTCTAGAACATACTCTAACAATAGTCAGGTGGTCGTAAAATTTATGGATTTTAACAAGATGAATCCAAATATCGTCGATATAGAGAAGATGAAGGATGTGTTTATTAACGAGAGAGATATATTGAGACTGTTAAAACACGACAATATCATAAAGATGCTGGATAGCAATCTATTAAAAAAGAGTGACCTTATAAGATTCTCCGTAAACCTTAGAGATCTATGTATGAGATATAAAGACTATAAATTCATATATTACAAACTCATAAAATACTTGGATGTAGGGTGTAATCTATCGGTATTTTTTGATAAGGATGTCTATCATAAAAAGTCAAAAAAGTTTTTAGACATCTTTAAATCAAAGAAGGCTGATGAAAAATATGTAAAGATGAATGATGGTAAATCTACTAATAAATCCGACATCATTGTCTATAACAGAAACAATACAGATTATTTAGGGTCGGCATTATATATATTTGAACACAACGATGGTTATATTAGCATGTTCCCTTGGGTGCAGAAAAAACTTGGAGATACGTACTACACAGATATGAGATATAGTTATGACATACTATCCTATTACACTACCGATAAGATCATAGTAAAGTATAACGTTATAAGAGATTATAATTGTCTAAAATCTGCCATATCCAACGAGGCCGATAACAAGTACATGTGCGGAAAGTTGGTAAAGAATGTATTGGCAAAGAGTATATTTAATAACGATGTATTAAAAAATAGTGAGATTGCATCGAAGGTCACCACATATGTCAATTTAAAATACAAGGTAGACAAACACCTTGATATAGTTGATAAGGTGATGCAACAAATTATCGACGCCATAAGTTATTCTCATAAGAAGGGGGTATTACATCTTGATATAAAGTTAGAGAACATACTCATACATCCAAAGACCTTAGACATAAAGATCATAGATTGGGGGTTGGCGTTGATGAAGAGTAAGGTGAAACTTGAATCACCCAGGGGTAGCATACATTATAGCGACCCTCACATATTGATAAACAAGAATATAATTGGGACGATGTCGACGAACACAGATATATGGAGTATAGGGATTATTCTGTTTATTCTGTTATATTGCAAATTTCCTTTACCATTTGTTGACAACATTAAAAAATATTTGAGGTCTTTGACCATTCACAAGTATGATCTTTACGACAACATATTGAACAACATGCCATTACCTTTGAGAAAATACAAGATCATACTATCAAAGATATTTTGTGACGTTAACCATAGATTAGATTTAGCGACGTTTAGAGATTATATATCAGGAAACGATGTTTAAATTTTACGAGTAGGTTTTTATGAGTAGGTCTTATATTTTACACACAAGATAATTTATATTAAAAAATATAAATAAGAATATGATATTTAAAAATTCTTGATATTAAAATGAACGCATGATTTGGGAAGGTTGTTTATAGAGTGGTGAAAACAACTTCCTAACGTTAAAGATCTGATTAATAAAGGTAGGTTATCTATATGTTGATTAAAATAATATCCTAATTTTAACGATGTTAAACTTGGGGGAAGATGATCTATATGTTGATTAAATTGAACCCCTAATTCTAATCTCTTTAAACTTGGTGGAAGATTATCAATAGGTTGATTAAATTTATCTTCCAACTCTAAATCTACGAGGGTTGGCGGAAGATAATTGATAGATTGATTAAAATCATAACCTAATATAAGACTTATAAGCGCAGCCGGAAGGTGATCTATGTGTTTATTAAAATCACTTCCTAATTTTAAAAATGTTAAATTTTGAGGGAGGTGATCTACGATCTGATCAAAATAATCTCCTAATGTTAAAGATTTTAAACTTTTAGGTAGACTATCTATAGGTTGATTAAAATTTTCCCCAAATGTTAAACGTTCCAAACTTTTGGGAAGATGATCTATGTTTTGATTAAAATCAAATCCCAATGTTAAAGATTTTAAACTTTTGGGTAGATTATCTATAGGCTGATTAAAATAATCTCCTAATGTTAAATTTTTGATAGAGATGGGTAGATGATTTATAGGTTGATTAAAAAAACATCCTAATGTTAAAACTTTGATTGATGATGGTAGACAATCTATGTATTGATTAAAATAATCTCCTAGTGATAAATCTGTTAAACTTTGGGGAAGGTTATCTATAGGTTGGTTAAATTCTAATCCTAATGTTAGATGTGTGATAAACTTGGGTAGGTGATCGATGGGTTGATTAAAATAGGTTCCCAATATTAAAAGGGTAAGCGATGCCGGTAGATGATCAATGTTTTTGTTGAATTGATCTCCCAATGTTAAAATCTCTATAGATAGTGGCAAATTATCGATAGGTTGATTAAATTGTCCTGCTAACGTCAAATATTTGAGTGTTGATGGCAGATGATCGATGGGTTGATCAAACAATCTTCCTATATCTAAATATGTGAGGGTTGGTGGAAGTCTATCAATGGGTTGATCAAAACAATCTCCTAATATTAAATGTATGAGGGTTGATGGTAGATTGTCAATGGGTTGATTAAAATAGAAACCAACATTCAGATATGTGAGAGACGATGGAAATACACTAATAATAGTCGATTCAAAAAATCTACCCAACGTTAAATATGTGATGGATGATGGTAGACCATCTATCGTTCCATCAAAATCTTCGGAGAGTTTTACCTCTTTTAAATCTTTATAGTTTGATAGATCATATATCTTTAATATCTCTTTATCGAGTCTTGTGGGTCTATCAAATGTTAAAGATTCGAACGTCTTCTTAAAAAATGTCAACGTAGAGTTTTTTGTCTTTATACCCTTATTTAATCTTATGTTTTTATACTCAAACCTCATATTTTTGGCACAGACCTCATTTATATTATCATCTTGAACAACAAATACCAATTCATTAAATATAGATGCTACACTGATCTTTGTGTATTTACATACCAACCTCATATTCTTTATATTATCCAAGTAATTGATGTCACGTTTGGGTAAAAAACTCAAGATCGTCTTGATGATCTTTGATGAGAGAACAAATTTTACAACGTCATATTCTTCCTCATCGATATATTCTTCCTCGTTAATTTTTGATATTCTTTGCATCTTTTTTATATTGATATATAAAATTAAAATCACAAGTATCTATATTTTTAGTATTATAAAATTAATTTTAACGATACGTTGATCTGTGTATAATATTTTTAATATTAAAAAATTTATAAAAAATGATTTATTAAAATTTAAAGAGATTGTTAGAATCAATAATCTATCAATATCTATATATTATAAAGTATTACATATTCTTACACTCTTGGTAAATTTTGAACGTTGACATAAATATTTTAATCTTTGATAAATTTTTTACCTCTCTTTTAAAGCTATGGCCTTATTCTTTGAACAACTTAATTTTGGAAGAACTGGTGGATTTATCATTCCCACAGATGCATTATTGAAGGGTGATGGTGATACTTGTAAGTTTGACAGTTACCTTGATGATACTGACCTCTATCAATGGACAAAGGGAAAGGAGATGACTATCAAATACAATGTTGATGGTTCTTTCACAACATCATATGAAAGTAATGATGGGTCTAAAAGACTATCAACGGAGATTCACATCTGTGGATTGGATCAGTATCTCAACCGTCTTTCAAGATGTAGTCCTACAAACTTTTCTGAATTGACCAGATTCCTTGAATTAAAGGTATTGAATAAGAAGGATCTTCATTCTTACGTTGTTGATGAAGATGGAGATTTTCCCGGAACCAACTATATAGTATACCCACGTCCAACTCTTAGAGAAGCTTCATCTTCAGATGTTAATGATCCAAAAAATGAGACTTTAGACGTCGAAAAAGATGAGACGTGCGAAGATGTAGTTATCGAGGATGAAGATGGCAACGTTCAGACATTTTTAAAGACCGGTGAACCTGCGTTAGAGACTACACCTAACAAAAAAGATTTATCATTTTGTGATTTTTACATCATTGACTTTTTAGGAACAAGGACGGTATGTGATTTTAAAGATACTGATAAGCAAAATGTAAAAGATAATGATCGTCTTCAACGATTACACGGTCTTCCACCATTACCACAAGTATCCGAAGTTGTCTCTTCTTTATTTGGTGATAATGGAACGTTGATTAATTCTTTATATCAGATTGCTACTAATAACCCTACAAATAATACAGATACAAAAATTTCATCTCCAAAACCATCACTCCACGAGGAACATGATACTACTGTAATACAACCAAAATTCAAGAAACATCTGCTCAATAATCTACCACCCAGCGTATTAAGGGACAAGTTTATGAATAATACAACTCCTACATCTTCATCTACTAATCAAGGACAAAATACTGATCAGGCACCACAAAATGATGGTAAGACCATCTTTATAAGGGATATTAATAATCTACCAGAAAATTTGACTGAAGAGGAGAGAGAGCTTTGTATGGAATTTATCAAAGAATGTAAATCTAATCCTAATCCATCAAAAATTAGTAATAGATCTACTAATAGATCTACCCCAACAAAGAATGTTGATAGACCTACACCTGCTAATAAATCTACACATTCTACAAAAGATTCTACTAGATCACAAAAATTAATAGACGTAGAAAAGGGTCATATTGATCTTGACAATTTCACAGATGAACAATCAGCAGAGATCGGAAGATCAAAGATCTTGGTTACATTACTCAAGGTAATAAAAGATTATGAAAATAAGTTAAAGTATACCAACACTCATTTGAAAAGATTGAGTAAGAAGATCTCTAATGCAAACAAATCTGACCACGGTAACAAGAAGCTAAATAACTCTTACAAAAGTAATCTAAAAAGAAAAGAAGATGTTGAAGAAAAATTAGAGACGTTGAAACAAGTATATTGCAATATGTTTCAAATCGTATGCTATACCTTGTTTTGCAACAACGAAGAAGAAGATGAGGTTGAAGAAGAGGAAGAGGATAATTTTGACGAATTAAAACGTCAAGTCATTTTAGATATGAAGGATAGAGTTGCAGAACAGACTAACGTTCACTTTCCAAGATCTCATAGAGATGTAAAAGATAATGTTGTTATTAAAAATATTGATATAGAAGATGAAGACGACGAAAATGATGAGGGTGAATTAACACAAAAAGATCTTGAAAAACAACAAATATTAAATTTCTTTTCCATTCCACACCCACAAAGTGATCCTCTCTCATCACATCATGTACACTCGGATCATTGTACCCATACTTATGTACCAAACCATCCCCATACCCATATACTAAATCCTCAACATGCTCACCTTCATACCAATCCATATACTCTTGCACCAAATCGCCGATACAATAGAGTTGCTAATCATACTCCTACACAATTTCATACACCCTCCACATATACCCCATCCACCTATACCCCATCCACCTATAACCACCCCACATATACACCCTTGTATGTGAATCACATTCCCACACCCTTATATGAAAATTATATTCCGGATCATAATCGTACATCACATCCTAACCATACAACATTGATCCCAAATCAAGCATACTCAACGACAAATTATAACGGAATGTATAATCCATTCGTCGTCGTAGCACCAGGTTTTAACGCAACGACCAGTCCCTTCTTGGTAGGAGATACAACCCACGTCGATCCATATGGCAATCTTCAACCATTCTATTTTGTATAAAATTTACATCGATATATACATAAACATTTACATTTTTTATACAACATAAAAAATATACTTTTATCTTTAACCTTTAAAATCTCTGTACAGGGCTATAATATGTCTCACTAATACATCTTTGTCTCATACCCTCACATCTAGATGCATCATCCTTATATACATCTAAGCACGTCCTATAATATCCATCACATATTCTTATAGCGTCACTAATAGGTAACCTTGCCACACCCTTGATCGGTCCACCATAACCCTCCCTCTTTGTTCTTAGTGTCATATATACAAAAAATAATATCACCACTATACCAACGATCCATGTTATCAACAGACCCGTTCCGCTAAAGTTTTTAGTGGCATATAAAAGAATCATAACCATAATAAATATAAAAAAGATATTCCACAAATTCATCATCGTTATGTATTTTTAAAATTTACAATATGTATTATATTATTATATGACATCATTATAATATTTGTAAATGTTATCCATTGGATGCACCTTTTATAGCGTTATATGCGAGGTATGCTATGAACAATATACCGACGATCCACACTATTATGACAGCGATCCCACTAAGCATGAACGTCGCCGCTATAATGATGATGATAAGAAGAGCTATAAATAGCAGATTCCAGATATTCATTGTATTTTGTTGTTTGTTATCTTTTTAAATTTACAAGATATATTATTATAAAAAATAATGCACATCTATGAAATTTTGTATTTTTAATATAATATAACGTTAATAAAATGTATATATTTATACATTTAAAACATGACATCTCCTATATAATATTTTGACCTTATAATTTTACTTATACACATTAACTGGTAGTTTTTTAAATTATAGGTAAAAATTATGACGTTCTTTGATATTTTAAAGACAGTGAAGAGTAAATGTGTGTCTCTGTTTATAAGAGCATCATCTTTTTATCAAACAACAAGAATCTTGATTGATGATTCAAAGATATTAACCACAATGTGGGGTATCATTAGATTTTTGTATAATTATATGATATATGGTCTCATCAATCATGTAAATGTGGGCAACGTTACATATTTAAGAGAATGTCGATCTCTCATCTATAGACCAGAGAATTATAGAAGTAATAGAGATATTATCTCTAATAATGAATCTGATAACGATGATATAATCATAGAGGATGTTGGTGAACCCATAGAAAAGACCAGCACCATATACTCTATGAACATGATGTTTATGGGAAAGATGTACAAAATACTTATCCCATCAAATCCATTGATCATAGATGACAACGATGTCATAGTATATGTAGAGAGAGATAAGTTTGATACCATCATAGGTATAAAAAATGATAATGAGGAGGAGGAAGAGTTGGTTTGGATATCTGAGTATCGAGGTCCCAACGGAAATTTTTATTCTAACGTCATTCATCCCAAGATGTTTGGATACGACTCTTTTAGATTTGAAGATTTTGATGAAGAATATATGACTGTATCTACAAATTTTATAGTCATAAATTAATGACCATCCTTACTTTATAATTTATAATTATAAAAAATATAGTGTGATGAATAGTTAAAAATAAAATTAAAATACAAGTTTTATTAGTATGACGTCAAATTTATAATTTCCCATATATTAACTTTATAATCTTTTTAAATATTAGTAATCTTTAAAATTTTGTTCATTATTTAAAATATGAGATCCTCAAAAGTAAAAGTTCCTGAAGGTCACGTGAGAAATGAATTGTCCCCGACATCCTTCGAAACATTTTTTTGTTCAAAGTTAGCCTTTAAAGTTTTTGATTACCTCCCACCAATGGTGGATTATTTTCAATCAACGCTCGAAAATAATAATCTAACATCGTTAAAAAATTTGAATCTAGCGTCGCACTCTATAAATAAAAATGTTACGTTGTATCTTTGGGATACGTTAAACGTTGTTATTGACGAAACAAATTTTAGGGATGTGCGTGCAAAACACATAAAAGCTAAGTTATGGTCTATCACAAACTTTAGATAAGACGTTGAATTTTTTAAAGGATACGTTTAATGAGTTGATATTTGATACATCAACAAAACTTGAGGGAGATATACTTTGTTTAAAAGATCTATCAACCTTAAAATATTTAAAGGAGATCTATTTTTCAACATCCTTTGATCAACCCATAACATTTTTGCCACCCTCGTGTACAACGATTACATTTGGATCTCGCTTTAATCAACCTATCGATAATTTATACGATTATCAAATTACGGAGTTACATTTGG